ACCTTGCGTAGATATTCTTCATTGTAAATTAGATTCTTTAAGATCGTCTGTTCCAGTTTCATCAACCACTTCCTGTTCCATGTTAGATGACATTATTTCCACCAATAAGTCACCAATATAATTTTTAAAGTCATCATCCTTCTCCAGTTTGGATGGCTTCTTGACTGTCGATTCTAACACATCATAAGCAAAAAGTAAATAGACCTGTTCATTTTCTTCTTTGAACTTTACCTTACCATACTTGAAGATGGTATCTTTGTATGGTCCTTCCAAAAACCTGATATGTACGGAAGACTTGTCATCTTTTGGATAGATGAAGCAATAATCAATACCCTCTGTCATGTTGCACCATTTGTAGTTTTAACATCAAATGTACCTTCAATGTCACTTCTCATAATGTCACCACTGGTAATACTATATTTGGCTTCAACAAATTCATGGAAAGATTTATCTTTAAGTATTGGCGACCAAAATTCTTTAGAATCAGTTTCCTTGATACGCCATTTCTTTTGTTCAATCTCACCAGTATCTTTGTCTACCTTTGAATACCAACCATTGCTAGGTTTGATAACATGTCCGGACTCCAGAGCAATATCCAGTAACCCAGACCATTTGCTAATACCACCATCAAAAGAAACAGTGATAGGGATTTTAGATTTTTCTTTAACATATCTAGATTTTTCCACATTGATGATAAAATTATATCCAACAATTTCAGTTCCTTCTTTTTCTTGTTGTCGGCCAATAATGAAAATATTATCAGCAGAATAGTACGAGCCGGTGCCACCACCGACAATTGCTTTAGGGAACATACCAATTTCCATGTATGTGTGATTCACCACAATCATTGGAATGTCTTTTAAATTCAAGTGTGGTGTTACCATACGAAACAAACTTTTTACCTGTTTTGCTCTGGACATATCAGCAACTGATTTGCCCTCTAACGCATCTTCAACTTCTTTCTTAGATGCAAGATTACCAATCGAATCAATTACAATAATCAAATGTTCACCACGTTCAAGTTCAGTCAACTGTTGCATAATATCAAATTTTAATTGTTCAATATTTGTAAGAGGAGTATGGAGCACCCTGTCTGTGTCAATACCAAAACTGTCAAAATAAGACTGTGGAGTACCAAACTCCGAATCGTAGAATAGTAGTGCTGCATCTTCGTATTTGTCCAAGTAAGATTTGGCCATTAGTAGAGAGAAAGCTGTCTTAAAATGCTTTGATGGTCCTGCCCACATTGTAAGACCTGGTGTTAAACCACCATCTAGTTTACCAGACAAAGCAATATTGATTGCTGGTACTGCCGTTGAAATCATATCCTTCTGTGTGAAGAATTTTGATTTGGATAGAATAGCTGAATCTTTAATACTACTATTCTTTTTAATTTTGTCAAGAATGCTCATTTATTTTCCTTTTTCACGAAACGAATATGGTTCATCATAATCATACTTAGGTTCCAATTTTTTATGTAATTGTTGTTCATTTGAAGTGGTTGGTGGTATTGATTCACCAGTGGCTTCATCAATTATAATCATATTGTCTTTTCTAATCTCTATAGTTTCTTTCTTTTTTGGTTCGGGTTCTTCTACCAATTCTTCTTTGATTGGTGGTACAGGTGGCAATTCTTCATCCGATTTTTGTACACTTCCATTTACACGCCTATCTTGAATTGACATGTTTGCTGCAATCAATAATAACACAGCTAACGGGTCGAATACAACCATGATTAACATGATTACCAGACGAACTGCTTTGTCTACCACATTGGCATCACCGGAATCATAAATTAATTCTGCAACATATTTAATTGGTCCTAAGTCAGCAGCGGTCTTCTGAGCTTCTGTGGCCATAGGCATCCGTTCCTCATTAAGACCACCAATTTTTTTCTGTTCGGCTTCGATTTCAGCAAGGATTCTTCCACGTTCCTTTTGTTGCCCTCTACGGATAACCACTGCTTTCTCGGCACCTTTTTCATCACTTGAGCGACCCATAACTTGGTCCACAGCCTCATCCATCTGTTTGAGTGCCTTGCGATTAACATTAACATTCTCCTTAGATACTTTTATCTTTTCATCAATGAGTGCAATTTTATTTATCAATGGTGCAGCATCAGAAGAATGTTCCAGGTGTGCCTTTGACAAATAACCAAAAATGCCCATTGATGTAATGAGCATTAGAATGAAAGTGGCTATAACCAAATACGATTTCATCAGTATTGGAATTTCTTTCCAATTACGATACAACCAAGAAACAGTTACCAGTTTTGCACCTTCAAGTACAGAACCCATAAGAACAACAGGCCAAAACGAACCTGGAAATATTGCTGCCAATCCAATGACAGAATAATAAGCAGCAACTCCCGACAGCGCCATGGCTGTCAGGAATGTTAGGAAAATCATGTAAAAAAGTCCTCTAATGAATTTGTTTTTTCAGCCGACCAATTCATGCAACGTAAAATTACACTGATTGGTTCCAGAAATGCCTTGTCGAATTGTACATCATAGTCGATGTAGTTGTCAAGCTCAAACTCTTTTGGTATTCTTGATGGAAAAGAAATCACATCATTCTTGAAATGATTTGGCATTTTCAGATAGGTAAATTTAAGTTTTTCACCTTCTTGAATCAATGGGTACTTCTTAGTCAAATCTTTTTGTTTCAGATAATGATTGTACACAATCGCACCACGAACATGGATTGGTGTGCCTTTTTTGAACAACATTACTGGATCGGAATAAGTATTTAGCCCATTCAATCCTCTAGGGAAAGATATTTCTTCCGCAGGCAGTGTTTTAAACTCCTGCCTAAACTTGGCAATAAAATCTTGCACCTCTTGTTCTGTACCAGTCATCATCAACTTAATAGATAATTTCATCTTCTCACGGATGGCAGATGGTGTGGATGATTTAATCATTTCCAAACCCATCACCTTCATGTGTGGTTCAGCATACTGCACACCTTCATTGTTATACACATTTAGAATATAACGCTTCTTGGCAGTCCACACACCTTTATCAGAAAGACCTTCACGTTTCATCTGCATCTTTTGTGCAAATGCATGAACATAATCTGCCAACTCCTGATATGATCTATCAATGTGTGGCTGTAATTTATCTTCACAAACTTTGTCCATGAATTCAATAATCTTTTGTGCAGGCATTTTAACAACACCATCAACACCATAGACCTTGTTAACCAAATCACCAAGGCGTAGGTAAATAGAATCGGTGTCTGATGCAATCACATAGTCCACATTGTCTGTGGACAAAAGCTTGTTCATGTACTGGTTGATTTTTGCTTCAATCCATTTGATTGATAGTTGGCCTGCTGTTGTAACTCCCAGAGCCATGCGTAGGTCATAAAACCTAAAATACTGGCTTCCCAAAGCGCCGTAGGCAGAGTTGAGGGATACTTTCTTTGCGAGTTGTAGGTTATTAAATCTAGCCACACGTTTGTCAATTTCGTATTTTTTGGATTCGTCTTTTTCATTTTCATACTCCTGTTGAGCAGTCAGCATCATCTTCTTAAACTTTTTACGGTCTTGATACATCTCTTCCATCATTGCAGGTAAGAAACCAATCTTATCTGTGCGAAAGAATTGTCCGTTTGGTGTAATAGTTGCATCTTTCAAGCTTGAAATGTCAATTTGTCTTTTCAAGAGTTTATCGACAGATACGCCTTGTGAAAGTATCTCACGCATTTCTGGTGTATATCTTTCCGGTTCAATCAGCGTTTCTGGTGAAATGTTGTACTGCATCATCAAATGTGGATACAAACTATTCAAGTCAAACGATGCAACCCAATTGTGCATACCAACTTGTGGGTCTTTTACATACGCACCCTCAAAGGCCGCATCTTTATCTTGTACTTCACGGGGTGGTACAATGATACCACGATTCAACAGATACGAATATGTTAGTGCATCCCACATACGTGTTTGTGCAAATACATCTTCATAGTTACACTTGGTGTCATATGCAAGTGTCAAGGCCAATTCCAAAAGCTTAAGTTTTTCTTCCAATTTTATAATCAACTTAACGTCTTTGATGTTGTATTCAATAAACTTTTGGAAGTTGAGGCGATACAATGCATGAAGGTTATCGAACTCATCATATGAGATTTTACCTTCACCAAGTTCTACTTGTGCAATGTTATCCAACCGATACGATTCTTGTGACTTGCCGCCAGGTGCATACCATTTATACAATTCAATGTAATCAAGTGATTCAACACCAACAAGACTGTATGCAATCAATTGTCGGCCATTGATATTGGTTTTTCGTTCTGTGATAAAGTTCCACGGAGATAATTTTCTAGCTTCATCTTCACCAAGAATCTTACGAAAACGATTCACAAGATATGGTATATCAAAGAACTTAGTGTTCCAACCAGTGATAACATCTGGCGTATTGTGTGACCACAATTCCAAGAATCTTTTGCAAAGAGACCATTCATCTCTACATTTTACGTATGTTACATTATCGTCATAATTATTGTAATCACCACAACCAAAAACATGGGTCATGCCATTTAGATAGGTTATGGCAATTGCGGTGATTGGTTCGTTGGCCAGATATGGGTCTGGAAAACCATTCTCTGAACCAACCTCAATATCAATTACACCAACAGAAACTTTATCAGCATCCCAATCAACCATTTCGGTATGTTGTTCTGCGATAAATGCATATTCAAATCTGGTGTTACCATAGATTTTTGTACCACCAGCAACATCTTCGAATTGTTTTACATAGTCTCTTGCTTCACGTATGCCATCGAATCGCTTTGGTACGAGGTCTATACCATCAAGAGATTTGTGTGTACCATTACCACGGCGAGCAGGAAGATACAATTGTGGTTCATAATCAATCTTTAGTTTGATTCGTTTACCGTCTTTGACACCACGATAAAGAATTCGACCACCGAAAGACTGAACATTTGTGTAGAAATTAGCCATTAACCTTTGATTAGTTGTTTGTTTGGAAGAATGATACCTGAACCAAAAATTTGATTGTAGTTGTTAATAAAATCTTCAGCAGGAACATAGTAGTATACTACATTCTTCTTGTCAATGTCAATAGTTGAATTTTTAATTTGTTCAGCGTGCATTGGAAATGGTGCAAATCCAACATTAGGTTGACCGTCCTGGCCACGCACCACAGCGATTCCTACTGGATTACATATGGTATATGTTGTTGGTGTTTCGGATTTAATTTCACCTAGGATTTCTTCGTGGGTGATTAATTTAAGTACAATTATAGTCATAATAAAAAACCTTTATGAGTTATGGGATAGACAGAAGAATACCACATAAATAAGTATATAGTGTGTTTTGAGGTCCTATTATATCATTGTTTTGTCATAAAGTCAACACAAAAATGGTATAAAAGATGGATCCGTTAACCCTCCTGGCCCTTGCGAATGGAGCTGTGGCAGCCATAAAGAAAGGTTGCCAACTCTACAAAGATATCAAAAGCGCAGCCGGTGATGTGAAGGGTGTGCTTGACGATTTGGATAAGCAATTCAATAAGCAACATGAGGGCAAGCCTGCCACCAAAGAACAACGTCAGCAGTTTGAGCAAAAGAAAAAAGAAACAAGAGCAAATATTGAGAAGGATCCAAATGATGTTATGTCTGTCATTGGAGATCAATTAGGAACATTCTTTGATGCTATGGACAAGATTGAAGAATTGTTTTATGAAGAAGAAAAGAAATCTAAAGAGGTATACGTTGGTGATGTATCACTAAGCCGTAGAGCATTGCAACGTGTATTGATTCGTTCCAGACTTGAACAGATGGAAGTTGAATTGCGTGAACAAATGATTTACAATGTTCCGGCTGACTTGAAAGATTTGTGGACACGCTTTCAACAAATGCGTGTACAGATAATACAAGAACAAAAAATTGCAAGGGCAATTAAAGAAAAAGAAGATGCA